GCTCCGATCATCCTATCTGCCATCTCACCACATGGACACTGTATATTCATAGATGTGTTATCTACATATGCCTCTGTTATGTTGCCACAAGTTTCACACTTAAAGTCAATTAGTATTCTCATTTAAATCTCTCCATGTTGCCTCACTTGCTGCTTGCCAGTTGATAATAAGTGATAAAATATTCATTTCACCCTTTGCTAAGTACAATTCTTGCTCGTTTTTGACTGTATTCAACTGATTGGTTGTCTCTAAAATAGCAGTCATTTCCTCAATGAAATCAAGCCATCCGCGAGTGGACATCATCTCAAACTTGTCCTCATAGTGCCTTTGTAGCTCTATATCCATGTTCCTCCATTACTTGCTTTAAGTGTTTTTACTACCCATGCAAAACCATTCCATGTTTTAAGAGTCTTTGGAACCCATGCAGAGCCGTTCCAGTATTTAAGTCTTGCTGCTACTGTTGCTACATACGTTAATGTCGCTGCGTTTCCTGAGTAGCTGTAAGCACCTGCATCACAGGTCAGCGTATAGCCAACAATCCCAGCATACGTTAATGTCGCTGCGTTACCTGTGTAAGTGTAAGCACCAGTTGCACATGATAAAACGTAGCTTACAGATAGTGTGGCATCATTACCTGCGTAAGAATACGCACCAGCACCACATACAAGCCCATACTGTACAGATAGTGTTGCAGCCTGTCCTACATAATTATAAGCCCCAGCAGCGCAAGCCAGACTCTTGTCTACTTGTAATGTAGCCGCCTGTCCTGTGTAAGCATAAGCACCAGCATCACAAGTTAACGTATACGCTGTAGGCCCTCCAGAATCGGGGGCATCAGTTCTGAGCCTAACACCATTAACGCTGTCCCCAGCGTCAGGTCTTAGATAAATGTCGTTTGTTGCCATCTACGCACCTGGCGTAAATGTGGTGTAAGTGTTTGTATTTGGGCTAGTTCCAAAAACATCTGGGCTTCCAACCTTGTATTCTACAAAATAGTACGGGCCTTCTTGGTTGGGGTAGGCAGTCCAGTTACCAGAACCATCCGACACAGTAGAGGCTACGCATACATCGTCAGCAGTCCTGAAAACCTTAACTGTACACGATCCTAGCGCAACCCCAGTGGAATCTCTACTCACTCCAATAATTCTTGCGTTTTGCGATCCAAGCACACGGTCATTGCCACTTATATCGTCAGACACCGCAAACGCTCTACGCGCAGGGTTAACGACTGACCGACCTACAGTTCCATCGTACATCGAGTTCAGGTTACGCAGATTGACTGCGCGCCACTCATGTAAACCCTTTCCTGGTGCTAGTGACCATCCAGATTGTCCGCTATACGGACAGTTCTGACCAAATGGTACACCAGGTCTTGCCATAGAGGGTGCTGGAATGACATTGAAAGCCTTAGACCGATTCTTCCACCATTGACCTTCGATATAAGATCGTGTTGGGCCAGTAGGTTTGGGGAACTGTATCGGCATTTAGTTTAATACATCAACTTGGTAGTTATGAACAGTCATTGAGCCTGTAGCGACAGTCTGAGTAAAGAACACATCTAGTGCTGAAGCTGCTGTGTTGTCCATACCAGCACCGACTGCTGGTGTTCCGACAGGTATAATTAGCGACCCATTACTGCCCACTGCTGGCAAAGGCGATCCAATTATCGCCTCTGACTGGATAAAAGACATAAGAGGGAAGAATGTGGTAGTTGTGCCTGTACCAACAGCACGGCATACCAACGTAGTTTGGAGAAACCAAGGAACAGTAGTCTTTGCTACGATATTCAGATTTAATGCTAGTGAATCAAATACAATGGTTGTGCCTGCCGAACCCATACATATGTCGAACCGCGCAGTACCTGGAGTGGTCACAGCACATGATATTCTGCCAGACATAGTAATTTTTATCGCCCTACCAATGTAGAAGAAGTTGTTAGGCAACACGATTCGGTTGGCTGTGGGTATACATGATGCTCTAGCAGCAGCCGTTAGTGTCGGGCCGTCTGTTGCGCTCATTACAATCGTTTCTTGTGACATATATATTCCTTTAGGTTATTGTATAAGTACCGCCAGAAGCATCTAGCGTTGGGGTGAAGGTTTGAGTATCTAGCATCACTACTGCTGAACCGTAGTCCCAGTAGCCTATACATTGAGTATTGGTTAAGTTGTACAGAATTACATATCGGAAGGTGAAGCCGCCACCAGTAGCAGTCCATGTAGGGCTTGCTGGTGCAGCTAAGACTAATTTATACACACCTGCTGTCTGTGATGATGAAGTAACTGTAGCCGTTACACCTCCAGCCGTGTAGCCACCAGCAGTTCCTAGTTCGGTAGCGGATGCAGCAGTAGTGTTAGTAGCTACGTTAGGTGTTGTGTTAGATAGGATGATCTTCCAGCTATCTGTTGCAGCCTGAACTGTAGTAGCTAATATTCCTGTTCCTATTTGATACTTGACGTATGCTGCCATGTGTTACCTCTATGTTAAATCATACCACAAATCATTAGGCTGTGGATTTGGTGGTGCAGTTAATGACACCACTATCTGTGGTGTTGCATGAGTGACAGAATACATCTCTGGACTACCACCACCCTTAACTATATTGCCAGCATCTATAATATCACCATTAGACAGATTCAAGACTAGGTGTCCATCAGCAGCAATCTCTGAATCTACTACAGATACTCCAGCCTTACCTGCCTTACCATCCTTACCGTCTTTCCCATCTTTACCGTCAGCTCCAATGCCATTCTTGCCATCTTTGCCATCTTTGCCATTCTTGCCGTCTTTCCCATCCTTACCAGAATCGCCTGTGTCACCCTTTTGAAGTGCCTTTTGTTCAACCTTGACTAAGCGGTTGTCATATGACTTGAGTATCTTGCCCAAGAACATCGCCATGCCAGTGATTTTGGCATCTGGACTGACGTTTGGTCGAATCACATCAATTAACTTTTGCAACATGGCTTATTGTTGCTCTGGTGGATTTCTAAGTGAAGCCTCCAATTGATCCAAGTAAGATGTGTCTGCTTGCTTAACACCCTTCTTATCTTCCATCTGCATCTTCACAATGTCCTTCTTAGACTTGATTCCCTCTTCCTTAATCATCAAGTCAGCTATCTTGACGCGCCTATCGAACTCCATAGTAGCAGCGGCATCGTCATTTGGTAGGTTAGTGGAGATAGCGTTCATAATGCGAGCTTCAGTCTCTTTTGGAGCTAATTCAGCTTCAATAGCAGTTTTTGCACTGTCTGCTTCATGCAGTTTAGCCTTGGCGTTCAATTCAGCAGCTTGTGCTTGTTTGAGCATACCATCGGCCATTGCAGCAGCTTGTGCAGCTTGCTCTTGCTCTGGGTTAGGTGCTGACTGTTTGGCAAGTTGTTCAAGCATTTCTTCTCTATTCGATAGAGAGGAGTTCTTGAGTATGCCATTCATAAGGATTGGTGTGATTGGAGATTGCGCTCCAAGTGTTTGTATCATAAATGCTAGTTGCTTCTGCTCATACTCACGCGCAATGATACCTAGCGTTGCTGTCGGCAAGAATTTGACATCCAATGAAGGATAGCGTTCTGGCGAGAACTGCATATACCGCCAAGATGCTTTGTTAATGAACGGTATAAGGAAGTCCTCTTGGAAGTTCACCAGAGTTCGTTTGTACTTTTTAATCATGGTAGCGGTAGCCATGTCCAGACCACCCATGTCGCGTGATACTGGCGAAACACCGCCACTTGCATCTGTTGTGCCGGTTGCCATGAGCAACATACGTTCAAATTCCTTGCTGACCTCCATAGACTGACCGTCTGATACGCCAAACTTAAATGGGAACAGAATTTCTGCTGGATTGCCGTTGGTTAGGAACTGACCGCCTGGTTTAACTTCAAACTTAGCACCGCGAGGTAGCCGTGTAGCGTCTACTCCAATCATGGGTGCAGTGGTTAGGGCTAGGCTGTCCATATGCGACCTCATGGAGCCATCTATAGCCATCTGCATATTAAACGCCTTCTCGACTGTGCCTCGTCCCAACAATCTATTAGGAACAGTGTCATCCTGATAGGAGATGACAGGGCGATCCTTCATCATGTAGGGCGATTCCTCTGCTTTCAGTATCATGGAGCCATTAGCAATGACAATGATAGCTTCCACCATGTCAGTGTAGTCCTCTACTGAGTCGCTGTACTTATCTTCTTCTTCGTTTTCGTCCTTGGTGTCAGTAAGTTCGCCTTCATCGTCTGGCTGTAGATATTCCTTCGGAACTAAACCATAGTAGGTTAGCGTTAGGACTTTGTTGTCTTTGAAGTCGTTTTTTTGCTGACTGGCTTCGAGGCTATTGTCTCGATACATGGAATCAATATCCACATTACGATATTTGCCAGAAGCAATGCCAGACATAATCTTATGAATAGAAACATATCTTTCAATACCAATACCCATGCAGTCATCTATAGATACTCCGTTTGGATCAAAAATAAAGCTGTTGGGGTTAACTGGATTGAGTCTTACTGAGAATCTTTCGCCTTCTTTGACTCCATAGGCGGCTTGTTGGGCATCCATAGCAACTGTGGCTGGTGTGTATGTCTTTTCCGTAGAAATGACAATTTCGCCAATGCCTGTGCCGTAAATCTCTGCCATCAACTCAATTTGGTCAATGGATTTGCGTATCTTGTCCTGTGCAAAATCCTCGTAAAGCTGTTTCTTTAGCTTTTCAATGTCAAGAGCAGTGCCATTCACATCTTGAAGGTCATCCTCAATGTCAAAGAACTCTCCCTGACCGAAGATAGCCTCCATGACTTCAGCATGGCGAGTTTCTACTGCTTGTTGAGTTGCTGGAGATATGATTCTAGAGCGTTCTGACTGTCGCTGCTTATCTTCTGCTGCCCAGACTCCACGAAAGATGCGCTCATATTTCAACCAGTCATCTGAGAAGTTCTGGTCGCGGTAATCTCGCCATCTATCTGTATGGTCTATGATAAATGCCAATAATTCCTTGTCGTTCTCACTTGGCTCGTCATATTTTGACTCAACCAGTGGATCATCCTCGTTATTTTGCATTGTGACTGCCTATCGGTAGAGAACTAAGAATGTAGGTGATCCTGTACCGCCAACAGTGATAAACAGTCCTTTATCCAGTACAACTCCAGCAGTCATTGCTGGTACTGACACCAAAGTGCCAACTGAACTGCCGATACATGGTGTAAAGACTCCAGCTACGTTAGTTGTGGCTGTCGCTGTCACTGGGGTTATCAAACTGGCAGTCACGGCAGACGTATCGTCATACACCGCGATGGTTGTTGTTGTCCCTACTGCCTGAGTGATAATTCCTCCATAAGTATTACCAGCCCCGATGCCAGCGACCAATCCAGTAGCAGTAATCCTTAGTTTTTTCCATTGAACCATTATCTTATCCCCTTTAAATACAACATCATATGCCGCTTATAATATCTAATGGCTCATATTCTGGCGCATCATCGTCTGCTCCACCACGATAAGTTGTGACAGCCATCTGACTAACCATGCTAAGAGCATCAATAAGGTCATCATGCACGTTTTTCGTGGGGAACATAAGATATTCGTCCAAAAAAACACTCTGCCATGAATCTTTTGACTTCATGCCAGTACCGTTAAGCGTGATTCTACCGTGTTCGAACATCCCCTGTAAAGCCCACACCACTCTGTCAGTTTTGTTGCGATTTCCGTGACTTAGGGGATAAATGTGTGCGTATATGTTATTCTTTCTCATCAAGTCTGTCAAGTACGGCATGACAGCGTTCATCATTGTACCCTTTTCTATGCCAACTTGGGGTCTGTATTCGCGTATATTCTTTAAAATTCTAACAGAAGTCTCTCTTATGTCCCATCTGCCGTATTCTATGTTCTTTACCCACCATTTGCCATCGTCAGACACCTTAACTATCGCAATGGCCGTCTGATCCAAGCGTTTTTTGGAGGCACTGGCCTGACTTGACACACTTTCGAAGCCGGCACAGTCAATCGCCATGAACCAAGAGCCTTCTGGCTCGACACTACCATACTTTACCCACTCCGAACGGAATATATTGGTGCCAGCGTTGTCAAATGAAGCCATGTACTCTTGCTTAAAGGCAAAAGATGACATGGTGCGACGCGCCTTCTCAATTTCCTCTGGGTCAATAAGCTCATTATCCTCAGTTGTCATGTGCCAAGACTTCCACTCGTCATCCTCGCCACTATCGCCCAACTGATAAATGTCATAGAAGTGGTTTCGCCCGAATGGAGTACCAATGAACAGTGCTCGCCCCTTCTTATCACTCAAAGAGGCGCGAATTATCTGTTCCCACACCATAGGTTTAATAGTGGCGTACTCGTCTAACACCACATAAGTCAATGATAATCCACGCAAAGCATCTGGATTATCGGCTCCACGAATGTAAATCTTAGCCCCATTAACCATCGTAATTTCAAGATTGTTAATGTGAGATGCAGTTATCACCTCCCTTCCAAGATCCAACAACAAATCCCAGATAATGACACGCGCTTGCCCCATGGTGGGTGCAACGTACATGACCGAGGAGCCTTTGGGGCATTGCAGTGCTTCAATTATCAGCGTGACGGCTGCTAGGCGTGACTTGCCACAGCGTCTGCCAGCGCATACGACCTTGAAGCGTGTCTTATCAGACAGTACGCCCCTTTGCCACGCCAAGAGAGAGAAGTTTAGGTCAGCCATCATGCTCCAATGTTAGTGGTTCATGCTCTGCCCCAATAGTTATCGGAGCCTCCCCTATCCCACCAATGGTGATAGTGACAGCAGTTCGCTCGCCACCACCTTTCTTCTCCTCAAACAAGGACATAGGCAGTATCCTGTCTATGCACATCTTGAGAGCAGCCATCTGACCAACGTGGGCATCATCTGTTGCTATATCTATGATTTTGTTGATAATGTTAGTGCCGACGGCAGACTTGAGTAGCCTTTCCTTGAACTCTGCCATACGTTGTTTATTGCCGACATCTGTGCCAACCTTCTGACAGGCGAAAGCCTTTTTGCCCTCCTTGTGCAGCCTCTTGTTCTCTTTAGATCGTTCTAGTCGTGCTTGGGCTGCTTGTGTCTTGGTGATTGCCATGAGCTTAATATACCTCTTTTTTTTTAAAATTGCAATACGTCTAAACTACAGTGAACAGCGGTTTGTATTTTGCTCTAAATTCGTCTGAGCACTGTTTTGCGTCATCCAAAGACTTAAAACATCTAGTGTATGCCTTTCTTGCAGACTTGACGCGAACCCTAAAGAGATTTTTTCTGCTTAACCAGTGAACATTTGGATATATATTATTTGGTGGTGGCAAGCAATTTTGTCTGTTTTCAAAATCTGTAACCTTTCTAAGATTGATAATTCGGTTATCAGTCTTAATCCTGTTTATGTGGTCTAAATGGCCTTCAGGAAACTGACCGTAAACGTATAGCCAAGCAACTCTGTGCTGAAGATACAGTTTATAATCAATGCAAAGTGCAAGATAGCCGTCAACATTTAACTTATCACTTACCCTGTATCCAGCTCGCTGTATAGATTTTATCCGCGTGAATATTCCAGTGCTTTCATCGTAAGTCATTAATTCTTTTAGCCTTTCTTGTGTCAACATGATTCTTCCTTTGTAGTTGGTTCATTAAGAGGATACTACAAACACAAAATAAAGTCAATTACTACTCTTGTGAGAGGTGGCTGATACTGAAAATTTTCCCCCAATCCAATACCCCTCCCCCCCCTGTGGTCTCTCTCACAATGCACATACAATCAACACCTTGCACGCGCTCCGCACACAGCGCACACACAGCAAGCACACACAGCACAGCGTAGCGCAACAAGCGTGCAACAAGCGCACAGCCGATGGATGATTAATAGCTAAT